TGTCCCCGCTATTCGCCGTTTTTCAGGCTTTCTCGGGGTGTCCCCTTATACAGGGGGCATGAGAGACAAGGCGAGGGCGCTCCCGAAGACCCTCACCGGCGAAGAGGTCGAACGGCTCATGGCCGCCCCGAACGTTACCTGCCCGACCGGCCTGCGGGACCTCGCGATGATGCAGCTCATGTACCGCTCAGGTCTGCGGGTCAGCGAGACGTGCGGCCTGCACCTCCGGGACATCGACTGGCGCGCCGGCGAGATCCGATTGCGGGCCGAGATCACGAAGGGGAACCGGGAAGCGGTCGTCTACCCCGACGACGCGACCCTCGATCTGCTCGACCGGTGGAAGGCGATGCGCCGCCCGTACGCCGCCGGCAAGCCGCACCTGTTCGTGGTGGTGAAGCGCCCAACGTGCGGGGAGCCGCTAGACCGCCGGAAGGTGTACGAGATGGTTCGCCGCCGCGGCGAGAAAGCCGGGATCGAGCAGCGCGTCACGCCCCACATGCTCCGGCACACGCATGCGACGAGGATGCTCGGCGACGGGTTCACCATCCTCGACGTTCAGAAGTCGCTTCGCCACTCGAGTCCGCAGACGACCGCGATCTATCTGCACGTCCGGGACAGCGAGCTGAAGGCGAAGATGCGAGCTCGGAGCTGGTGACCGCGGCGTGCGCGATTGGCTCGTTAGCGGGCGGCTCGCTAACGAGTTCGCGCTAACTCTCCGTAAGGTCCTATACGATTTGCGGGTGCTATGTCGGTCGGCTCGCCGTCGTCAGCGCCGTCCTACCTGTTCGAGGTCGAGTTCGTGTGCGGCCTGGAGTACGGGAAGCGGCGCCTGCTCGCACCGTCCTCGACCGCTGCCGCGGACGCGGTCCGGGACTACGCGAGCCTGTTCGGGTTGCCGCACGAGTCGGTGTGCGTGATGCGCGTGACGCTGCTCGAGGTGCGAGAGGAGGGCCTCGATGCTGCCGCTTGAGCAGACCACCATCCCGTTCATCACCGACGCCGCCGCGAAGCGACTGCGCCAGCTCGAGAACGCGCTGCGAGATCTCGAGGCGAAGATCCCGGCGCTCGCACGGGAGGCCGGCGAACTGGCCACGATGTTCGAGCCCCGGCAGTTCGGCGTGGGCGACGGGGCGTGAAACCCGGGGACCTGGTCGGCGGACGCTTCGAGGTCCAGCGCCTCGTGGCGGTCGGCGCGCTCGGCCAGCTCGACCCGCGGTGCACGTCCAACCAATGCGGCGGCCAGCACTACCACTGCCCATACTGCGGCGCCGTCGTCTCGATGTGCGGCCACGACGAAGACGGCTGCCACCGCGCGCGCGAGGCCGGATGGGATCTCCCCGCCTGGGTGCTGGCGTGAGCTACCGCGCGCGGCTGCTGCTCCGCTCGCTCGACGACGCGCAGACAGCCCAAGAGCGCCACCCCAAACTATTCGCCCGATACGCCCGCGACGGGCGGAGCATCGTCGCGCTCAGCCGCGCCCTCCAAACCCACAAGCGAGCGAAGAAACCGGCCGGCGGCAGCCGCGTCGACCACGACGACGTCGAACCCATCGACGATCCCGTGTGGCTCGAAACGGAAGCGCGCCGCCGAGAGGAAAGGTTCGAGAAGCGATGGCTGTCGTTCGACGCGTCCCGTCGATCCGAGCGCGCCGGGATGACCGCCCTCGAGCTCCACCGTCTCGCGGCCGAGCGCGCCGCGCGCTTGTCGACGGTCGCAGCAGGAAACATCGAACCGTCCCGAGGCGGCGGAGACTCGGCCGGCGTGCCCGCGCAGCAGGTCCTCGACGACGATCCCGTGTGGCGGGAGCACTGGCGGATCATCCGGTCGCGGCTCGAACGGGTCCACGAGAAACTCGACGAGGCCGAGGGGATCGGCCGAACCGCGCAGTCCACCCGGATGCTCGGCGTGGAGAAGGACCGGCTGATCCTCACGCAGGGCGTTGACCTCAGCAACCAGGCGGTAGTTGACCTCCTCGGCGCGGACATCGCCGGGTCGGCAAAAACGGTCGAGCGCGTCCGAAAAGCAGCCGGCGTCAATAACCGCGGCCATCCCATCGAGGACGCCTAGAACGGTGAGCTGGGGGCCAATTTGTCCGGCGTGCTACAACTTTTTGTTGCTGGGCGAACTACGCCCGCACGCCTGGAGCCTTCCTCTTTGAGCACCCTCGCTCCCGGCTCTCGACCCGCCGAGTTGGACGATCGGTCCTGGCATGGCTGGCGCGAGAGCGATATGTGGATCTCCCTAGAGCTGCACGTTTCGCGTAAGACCGTACGTCTTGCGCGCCATCGTCTCGGCGTGGCCGCGCTTCCGGTCGGCCGGCCGCGCGGGCATGCGAGAACGATCCGCATGTCGAACGAGAAGCCAGCGGCGATGCTGATCGCCGCTCGCATCGGCCGCGGGTCGCAGGCCGGGCGCGCAACCCCGACCGTCGACCTGATCGGCGCGTGCGTCGCGGACCTGCAGCGCTGCGAGAGTGATCAGGACGCGTTCGACGACGCGCTCCTCGCGCTCGCCGCAACCTGCGGCCTCGTGTATGACCATCGCCGTCGCTTGCGGGCTGTGTGATGGGTCAATCGTTCCCGACAGGTCACTCGTCTGAAAGCGGTCTCGCTGACCACGTCCGCTACGGCGAGCCGGAGCGCGCCGCCTTCTGCCGGTGCCTTCCCGCTCCGCTCGTGAGCGACCCCGACGAGTCGTGTCTCCGCTGCGGGAAGTACACGCGGGCGACCGTTTCGCGGACCTGGCATCGCCGTGCGCAGCAGATCGCCGCGCGGAACCGCGCACGCCGCGACCAGCGCCAAGCCAAGAGGCCGGCCTGATGCTCATCGGCGAGGACCCACGCCTCCAGACCGGCGCCTACATTCGGATCGGCGTCAGCCTCTACTACGTCATCCGCTACCACGCCACCGGCACCGTCACCCTCGAGGACTGCTGGACAGAGGACGTGAAGGACTGGCAGCGCTCGCAGTACCTCGCGCAATCCGAGCTCGTGCTCGCCGCGCCCGTCGCTTCCGCGACCGCAGCCTGACCCAGGGAGGGCCGCCCCCGTGAGCTGGCTACGACGCCGCTTCTTCAGCGACCGCAAGATCGAACCGACACGCGTGGAGGACTGCCCGTTCAGCCGCGAAGTCGTCGCCGACCGCGCCGACCAGACCTGTGACATCTGCCGGCGCGGGCCCGGAGAGCACCGCACCCGCGCCGAATGGCGCGAAGCGACCCGCCGGCTGACCGAGGAGGGCTAGACGTGCCCATTCCAGGCCCAGACAAGGCGTTGTGCGACGCGCAGCTGCCGAACAAGCCACCAGGCGCCACGTGCAAGCATCCGGCCGGATACCGCACCGACCATCTCGGGATCGGCCGCTGCTACCGGCATGGGGGCGCCACGCAGAACCATGTGCGGGCGGCCGCGGTCGAGCAGGCACGGACTGAGTGTGCGCGGCTGTCGATCCCGATTGAGGTCGACCCAGCTGAGGCGCTTCTCGGCGAGGTGTTCCGCACCGCGGGGTGGGTCGCGACCTATGAGCAGGCTGTTCAGGAGCTTCCGCTTACTGAAGGTGAGCACTGGAGGGCGGTGTACCACCAGTCCGGCGGCCGGACTGGCGAAGCGAAGCCGCACGTGCTCGTGGAACTCCTGTTTCGCGAGCGGCAGCATTTGAAGGATGTGACGGTCGCGGCGCTTCGCGCGAAGATCGACGAGCGCCGGATCAAGCTGGTGGAGGATCAGGCGCAAATGGTGCACCGCGCGTTCGAGGCGGCGCTCGATGCCGCGAAGGTGTCTGCGGCGCAGCGCCAGGAGGCCCGTCAGGCGTATGGCGCTCACCTCAAACTCGTCGCGTGACCTCGCGCAGGCTCTCGCTGACCTTGTAATCCCGCAGGCCGTCGAGTGGGCGTGGGAGCAGATCGCGCGTCCGGAGCAGCTGCCGCCGCCGGGCGACTGGTTCGTGTGGTTGATCATGGCTGGCCGCGGGTTCGGCAAGACGCGCACGGGCGGGGAGTGGCTCGCCCGGCAGGCGAGAGTGCATTCGGGTCACCGGTATGCGGTGGTGGCGCGCACGACGCAGGACTGCCGCGAGGTCGCGATCGAGGGGCCGTCCGGGTTGTTGAAAGCGCTCGGGTTGCAGATCGGCTGCCGCGAGTACAACCGGTCAACTGGCGAGATCCGTCTGGGGAACGGGACGGTGATCTACGCGTACAGCGCGGAGAAGCCCGACCGGATGCGTGGCCCGAACCTGAACGGCGCGTGGTGCGACGAGCTCGGGACGTGGACGCGGAAGGAAGCATGGACGGAGGGGCTGGTGCCCGCTTTGCGGATCGGCCGGCCGCGGGTCGTGGTGACCACCACACCGCGTCTCGTGCCCTTGGTCCGCGAGCTCGCTACCCGTGATGACGGCAGCGTCGCGCTGACGCGCGGGTCGACGTTCGATAACGCCGAGAATCTTTCCCCCGAAGCGCTCGGCGAACTCCGCCGACGGTACGAGGGCACCCGCCTCGGCCGCCAGGAGCTGTACGGCGAGCTGCTCGAGGACGTCGAGGGTGCGCTGTGGACTCGCGCGATGCTCGAGCACCGTGCCGTGTGGGAAGACGGCCAGGAGCCAGAGTTTTGATCTCCCCCCTGAACCGGTTGCACATTCGCCGGATCGTTGTTGGTGTCGACCCGGCTGTCACGTCGGGCGAGTCAGCGGACGACACCGGGATCGTGGTGGCTGCCCGCGCCCGCGACGACGAGTTTTACGTGCTGGAGGATCTGACGTGCCACTTGTCCCCGGACGGGTGGGCACGTCGCGTCGGGTACGCGTACTACCGGTGGCAGGCAGACCGGATCGTCGCGGAGGCGAACAACGGCGGCGAGCTCGTATCCACGGTGCTCGCGACGGTCGATAAGAGCTTGCCGGTGAAGCTCGTGCACGCCGCCCGCGGCAAACAGACCCGCGCCGAGCCGGTAGCTGCGCTGTATGAGCAGGGGAAGGTGCATCACGTCGGCGGGTTCCCCGCGCTTGAGGACGAGATGACGACGTGGATACCCGGGGAGGGGTCCTCGCCGGATCGGGTTGATGCGCTGGTGTGGGCGATCACCGAGCTTGTCGGCGGCGCTGCCGCTGCCGCACCCGAGTTTTCGAGGTCCCAGAGCAAATGGAAGGTCGGCTAGCCGGCCTGTCATCGGCACTCACGATCAGATCAGGAGAAACCGTATGGGCTTGACTGAGCAAACGTTGGTGAAGGTCGCGGAGTGGCTGTTCCAGGGTGTCGAGGTCGCGACCTACTACCTGGGGCTGATTGTGGTGCCGTCCCCGTGGACGGCGTCGACCGCTGTGACGACGGGGACGTATGGGACGCCGACGGTGGCGTCGTTCAACGCGATCACGGGGCAGACCGGCAAGATTTTCAAGGCGACCACGGGCGGGACGACGGGCTCGTCGCAGCCGACGTGGCCTACTACGGCTGGCGGGACGGTGACCGACGGGACTGTCGTGTGGACGGAGTGCTCGCTGCTGTTCGATGCGGGCACGTTCACTGGCGCGGAGCCGTCCGGCAACAACTACTCGCGGCCGTCCGAGACGGCGAACGCGACGAACTTCCCGAACCCGGCTACCGGCGAGCCCGTGTTGTTGGACTCCGGGACCACGTTCTCGTTCCCGACCCCTTCAGGGGGCTGGGGTTACGCCGCCGGGTTCCTGCTGTCCGACGCAGCGTCGGGCGGGAACATTTGGGAGTGGGGGGCGATGACATCGCTGCTGCAGGTCGTGACCGGCTCGTCCCCGTCGTTCGCGGCAGCCAGCTTGATCCTGTCGCTGTCCTAGCCTGATGACCCCTGTTGAGCTGATCGCGAACTCGCCGACACCAGGCTCAATCGTTCAAATCTCAACACAGACCGGAAACGGCGGGAGCCTCTCCTCCACCGCCACCACGATGAACACGAGCGGCGCGCCGACCCCCGCCGTGCTGCAAGGCTCCGGCCAGTTCCGCATCCTGTGGGGTGACGGGCTCGGGGAGATCGCACTCGTAACGGCCGGACAGTCCGGTTCGGCGTGGACGGTGACGCGCGGCGTCGAGGGGACAACAGCGATCGCTCACGCGGACGGAACAGCGATCTACCACGATCTGACCGCCGGCGCGTTCCAAGCGCTGAAGAACTCAATGATGTTCGGTGACGGGTCCGACGGGGCAGCCACCCTTGACGGCACAACAGCAGTCGGATGGGCAACCTTGGCGGCGGGCGTGTACACAATGAACCGGGATTGCTGGTGCACGACGCTGACCATCAACTCTGGTGTGACGTTGCTCACCAACGGGTGGATTCTGTTCGTAGCCGGAACTTTTACCAATAATGGAACTATCGGATCGGGTGGCGGGAACGGCGGCGCTACCGGAACGGGTGGCGCAGCAGGAAACGGAACCTTAACCGGACGGTTGGGCGGCGGTCTGGCCGGTGGTGCCGGCAACACGGCCGTCGGGACGGCCGGCAGCGCTGCGGCTGGGCTTGGCGGCAACTCGGGGGCTGGCGGGACCGGCTCAGCAGGAGCAGGAGGCGGCGCTGGGCCAGGCCAAGGCGCGTCACTGAACTTGGTGAGGTCACGTTACCTTCAACCGTACGCGGTCCTGTCCGGAGTGATCAACGGCGGCAACGTCGCGTATGCGATTCGTTCGGCAGCATCCGGTGGTGGTGGAGGCGGCGACGGCACCAACCACGGTGGAGGCGGCGGTGCAGGCGGCCCGCTCATCCCAATCTTCGCCTACACGTTCGTGAATAACGGGACGATCATTTGCAGCGGCGGGAATGGCGGCACTCCGACAACCGGAAACTGTGGGGGTGGCGGTGGCGGCTCAGGCGGAGTAGCGCTCGTGTACACGCTCACGCCAGCAACGATGGGCACCATCACCCTCACAGCCGGAAGTGGCGGCAGCGGCGTGGGAACCGGAACGGCCGGAGGGTCCGGCAGCGTCGGCTACTCCCTCAACAGCATCCTCGCGTAGATGCTCGCGACACGCCCCCTCGCAGCATTCCAGTTCGCGAGCGAGCCCGCCAACATCCATCTTGCTGCCACGGCTACCGTCCAGACCAGCGGCATCGCATCCCTCACCGTGGGAGTCCCGCTCTCCGGCACGGCAAGCAACGCCACCACCACCACGACCAGTCTCACCGTAAGGATCCCACTCGCAGGGTCCGCAGTCGAAACCACAGCCGGAACCGGCGCCCTCACCGAAACCATAAACCTCGCGGCCACCGCGACAACCACCACCACCACCACCGCCTCCAGCCTCACTGTCGCACTGTCACTAAACGCGCAGGAGGCAAGCCAGAACGCGGCCAGCGCGACTCTCGGACTCGGCATCCCGCTCGCCGCCGCGGCGAGCGACACGACCCAAGGCACTGCGCCCCTCACTGAGGCGATCAACCTCTCGAACTCCGGCGTAAGCAACACCACAGCCCGCGCGAGCCTCGGGCTGGGACTGCCGCTCACCGCCGCCCCCACCAGTCAGACCATTAGCACGGCAAGCCTGACCGTCGGGGTGCCGCTCTCCGCGGATGCGAGCAACCAGACCAGCGAAGCCGCAAACCTTGCGGTCGGGATCCCGCTCGCGGGAGCCGCAACCACGTCCACGCAGACGACCGTCGGTCTCAACATCACCATCCCGCTCGCCGAGGGGGGGACGAGTCAGACCGAGACCGCCGGGTCAGGAAGCCTGACGGTAGGCCTGCAACTCGGGGAGATCGCAACTAGCCAGACAGCCAGCACCGGGAACGTCACCGTAGGCATCGCGCTATCAGGTCTAGTCAACAACGCCACCTCAGCCTCCGCGACGCTCACCGTTACCGTCGCTACCGAGCCCGGAACCGTCCTGCTCACCGCCCAGGCGAACACCACCACAACCCTCACCGACGCACGCAACACCGTCGTACAGCTCACGGAGGCATGATGGCGAACACCTACGTCATCGGCGAAGCCGTCACCCTCACCGCAACCTTTCTCTCGACCGCAACCGGCGAACCCATCGACCCGACCACCACCACCATCAGCATCCGCGACCCCGTCGGGAACATCACCACCCCCACCCCCACACGCCAATCCGCCGGCATCTACACGTGCGTGTGGACCCCGACCACTCCGGGGCTATGGCGATGGAAAGCACAAGGCGCTGGTGCCGTCACCGCCATCAGCAGCCCGCAACAAGGCTCCCTCGAAGTCGTCAACCCGAGCTTCTAGCCACCGTCCGGAAAGGACCCCCATGCCTCCGATGCCTTCACAGGTCAACGGTCATTCTCGCGTTCCCGACCTCGGAGCCCTGAAGGCTCGCGCCGACCAGCGGGACCAGATGACAGCGCAGCTCCTAATGCAGGCTGGCCTGCTGTGTCAGTGCGGGGAGCGGATCAGCGATGTGCCGGTCATCTACTACACGCTCGAGGAGGCGATGGTCCCGACGGAGCGTGGCCCGCAGCCCGCGTTGAAACTCGGGCAGCACACGTTGTGCTCTCGCGATTGTGCCGCCGCGGTCCTGTTGGAGGGCACGGCCCTCGCCAGGCGTGACGGTCCCGCGGGTCGGGTTACGTGGCTCGATGAGAAGCGCGCCGCACGGGCAGCTCGCGACAAGGGCTGATGGCGACCACCAGCACCGTCACCCAGTTCGGGCAGCGACGCACCGTCGAGCGGCACGCCCGTGAGATGGCGGTCAGCGCCCCCCGCCGTGGGGGGCGGAACTCGCAGACGCTCACGACCGACCTGACGCAGGAGATCGGCACCACCGGCCTGCGGCAGTACGGCGGGTTCGTTCTCGAAGAATGGCTCCGGCAGCTGCAGGGCCGGAAGGCGGCGCAGGCGTTCCGGGAGATGATGGACAACAGCCCGGTGGTGGGGGCGATCCTGTTCGCGATCGAGTGGCTCGCCCGCGGAGTGGAATGGCGGGTAGAGCCCGGGGCTGATAACGCGGTGGCGGAGTTCGTCGAGTCGTGCATGGACGACATGTCGCACACGTGGCCGGACTTCATCTCGGAGGCGCTCTCGTGCTTGCCGTATGGGTGGGCTGACCACGAGATCGTGTACAAGCGCCGGCAGGGCCCCCAGCCGCAGAGGCCGCAGACATCGGTCGACCAGGGCACCAGCGCCGCGACGACAGAAGAGGACGACTCGAACCTCGCGAGCTCGAAGTACTCGGACGGGAAGGTCGGGTGGCGGAAGCTGCCCGTCCGCGCGCAGGAGACCTTGTTCAAGTGGGAGTTCGACGGCTACAGCGGCATCCAAGCGATGACGCAGATCGACTACCACGGCGGGTATCACACCATCCCGATCGAGAAGAGCCTCCTGTTCCGGTCACGCGCCCGCCGGAACAACCCGGAGGGCTACAGCATCCTCAGGAACGCCTACGTGCCGTTCTTCCGGTTGAAGAACATCGAGACGATCGAGGCGATCGGCATCGAACGAGACCTCGCCGGGATCCCCGTCGCCACCCCGCCCGACGGCGTGGACCTCTACTCAGAGCAGTACGCGGACACGTACCGGCGGGTGATGGAGCTCGTGACGAGCATCCGTCGCGACGAGTTTGAGGGTGTCGTTCTCCCGATGTCGGGGTGGAAGCTTGAGCTGATGTCGTCCGGCGGGTCGAGGCAGATCGACACCGACACCATCGTCCGCCGGTACGAGCAGCGGATCGCCACCAGCATGCTCGCCGACTTCATCCTTGTCGGCCAGGACTCCGTCGGATCGTTCGCGATGGTTGACGTCAAAGCGGACCTGTTCGGAATGGCGATCGACGGGATCCTCGACCTCATCTGCGAGGTCTTGAACCGGTACGCCATCCCCCGCCTCCTCGCGCTAAACGGCATGGACACGAGCGAGCCGCCCGAGATTCGCCACGGGTCCGCCGGCCGCGTCGACCTGCAGAAGACGGGCGAGTTCCTCCAAGCCCTCAGCCTGGCGGGCGCGCCGATCCCGTGGACCGAGACGCTGATGAAGGAGCTGTTCACCCTCGGCGGCCTGCCGGCGAACTTCGAGGAGCAGGACGACATCATGCTCGACCCTGCCGAAACGCCGGATGTCGAAGCGCGCCTGGCGGCGCTCGAGGCTGCGCACGCAGCGCAAGCCGAGCCGCCTCCTGGCGCGCCTGCTGGCCCGCAGTCGACAGCGAACCAGCTCGCGTCCGAGCGCGCGATCGCCGCCCAGGCCCGCGACGAAGAAGCCGAGACGACCGTGTCGAAGGCGGACCGGATGCAGGCCGCGAGCGACGAGAAACTCGCAAAGCTCGACGCCGAAATGGACGCGCTGATCGCCGAGTCGGACAGCTTCCGCAAGTCACTCGCTCGAGCTGGCAGCAATGCGTAGACGCACCCCCACCATCCTCGGCCTCGTCGTGCACGTCGTCCCCGCCCTACAACGCCGCGTCCGCGTTTTGGCCGCGCAGCTCGAGCACGACATCGCCTCCGCGCTCCGCGAGCTCGGCGCGCTCGCATCCCACGCCTACCTGTCACACGCCGGGCGCGGCGGCAAACCAACCGCCCAGCTCCCCGACCAGGTGCTCGACACCATTCGAGTCGATCAGTGGGTCCGCCGCCGCGAAACGCCGATCCTTCAAAACCACGCTGTCCGAGTCATCGCCGACACGCAGCGGACGCTCCGGACCGAGATCGGCCTCGACATGCGAGTCCCCGTCGACGACGCCCGCCGAATCGTCACCGAGTCCACCAAGGACCTCCGCCTCCCGGACATCGAACCGCAAGTCCGCGCCGCGATCCGGACGGCGATCGAGGAAGGGTATGCGGCTGGTGAGAACCCGGTAGCGACCGCCCGCCGCATCCGCGAGTACGTGCCCGCTGGCCGGTTCGTGCACGCCGGCGCCGCATACCGGTCAAGGTTGATCGCCAGGACCGAGACCCTTGACCTGCAGCGTGAGGCGACGCTGGCCGCGTACCAGGCGAACGAGTCGGTCACGCACATCCAGATCCGCGACGGACTGCTCGCCGACTCCGATGACGCGTGCAAGGCTCGCAACGGGCGCATCGTCCCGAAGGCCGATGCCGCGAGCATCCAACCACTCCACCCGCAGTGCACGCTCAGCTTCTCCCCAGTCGTGTCCCCATCGGCCCGTGTCCGGGAGCCGGAGCCCGCGTTCGCATGACCCGCGACCCGCTCCGCTTCCACCACGCCCACCGCGACCGGGGCCTGTTCGGCGACCACTGGTCCGAGAAGCTCGTCGCCGCCGTCGCGAACGGGATCGGCACCGCCCCGTTCCTCGTGTGCGCCCTCGCGATCATCGGCCTGTGGATCGTCGTGAACGGCGGCTACGCCTACTTCTCCGGCGCGCTGCACGCCCTCGAGCACGGGAAGCCGTTCGACCCGGCGCCGTGGATCCTGCTGAACCTGATCTTCAGCTTCGAAGCGTTCTTTACCGGCAGCCTGGTGATCATCGCCGCGAAGAGCCAAGCGAAACGTGAGCGCGCGGGGGAGGAAGCCGACGCTCGCCACCGCGAAGACCTCGCCCGCCAGCACGCCGACGCGATCGCCGCGAACACGGCGCTCACCACGAAGATCCATGCCCTTACGGTCCAAGTCCACGAGATCCTGGAAGGCGCACGATGAATGACCGGCACGCCGCCCTGGAGGCCATCGCGCTCGGAACAGAGACTCCTGTGGTACTTGGACCTCCTCCTGAAGTTCGGGGTCGGCGGCGGCGGGATCGTGTGGGAGTTCACCGTGGACCGGCTGCACAACCCGCTCGCGCTCGTCGTGTGCGGGCTGCTCGCGTCGTCGCTGAACGTGCGGGAGTACGTCAAGCGGCTGGTCGCGGCAGCGAGGGCGGACGAGGACGAGTTCAAGCGGCTGCTCGCGCAGGAGGAGCGCCTGGACCGCGAGCGGCACGCGGACGACCAAGACTGACGCGCCTGATCGCGGTCGCGTGCGCGACCGGCTACATCGCGGTCACTCTCGCCGTGATCGCGCTCACCGTGCAGGGGTGGCGATGAGCGAGGACCGCAGGCGAAGCTACCGGCGGTCAGAGGACCGTCAGCGTGTCGCCGCGCTCGGCGTCCGGCCGCACGTCGCGTTACGACGCGCCGCCATCGGCCTGCTGTGCGTCGTAACCGTCGTGCTGATCTTCGTCGTCGTTGCGCTCGCGATCTCCGACTTCGACGACAACGCGGCGCTCGGCCGGTCAGTGCATGCGTTGAAGCAAGCCGAGTCGGCGCTCCAGTCCGCACGGTCCGCGGCCGCGTCCGCCCGTCAGGCGCTCAGCCAGAGCGTCCAAACGCAGCAGCTCACCGCCGCGATCCAGCAAAATCGTGTCGAGAGTTGCCAGGCGGGGAACGCGCGGCACGCTGCGAGCGTGAAACAGCTCGAGCGGCTGCTATCGGACTCGGCGCGACGCGCCCGCACCCGGCTGCAGCGCGCAGAGGTCGCCGCGTCACGGCGGAGCATCCTGCCGCTGATTGACGCTGTCGCGCCGGAGCAGAACTGCAGCAAGCTCTCCTCCCCGACCCCATGACCGAGCTCGACGAGATGTGGATCGAGTTGCATGACCTCGAGCGGCGCGTCGGCCGGGTCGAGGCGGCTGTCCTGCGCCGCTCGATCGCCCGGAGTCTGCGCGCAGAAGCCACCCAGGATCGTCGCGCCCGCTGGCGGTGGATCGTCCCGTCCGTCATCGCCGTGGGCGAGGGAGCGTTCAACGTGCTGAAGGCGCTCGGAGTCCTGTAACCAGCCCATCTCTGCAGGGCCCCAAGGGAGGACCGCCGCATGAAGCTTGAGGCCGTCATCGTCTGCGTCGAATACGGCGACTTCCTGGCTACCACCCTCCCGGCGAACAAGCACCAGTTCGACCGACTCATCGTCGTCACGAGCCCGGAGGACAAGGAGACGCAGCGCGTCTGCCGGTACTACGGGGTGCCGCACCTCCAGACCGACGTGCTCCGCACCCGGTGGGGGGAGATGCACAAGGCGAAGGGGATCAACAAAGGGCTCGAGCAGCTCGACCTCGACGACTGGGTGCTCCACTTGGACGCTGACATCGTCCTACCGCCGACGTGCCGGCAGCTGATCGAACGCGCGGACCTCGACAAGACGTGCCTGTACGGCTGCGACCGGTACCAGGTGCCGTCGTGGGAGGCGTGGCAGCTGCATCAGGCGATGCCGCCACTGCAGCAGGACAACTACCACGTCCACTTGGACACGTTCCCGATCGCACCACGCTTCTCCGGCTCACGGATGGGCGGGTACGCGCCACCCGGCTACTTCCAGCTCTGGAACGCGAAGGCGAGCGGCGTGACCCGGTACCCCGAGGATCACGACGACGCGTCGAGGACGGACGTGCTGTTCACCGCCCAGTGGTGGCGGAACAAGCGGCATCTCCTGCCCGAGTTCGTGGTCTATCACCTCGAATCGGAGCAGTGCCCTCCGGGCACCAACTGGGAAGGGCGCGTCAGCCGCCGGTGGGGGCCGATTCCAGACGAGCGCGATCACCGTCACCCGCGGCATCACCGTCAGCCGCCGCATCTCTGGCATCACCATCACCGCCGGCCGCACCCGTACGGGCCCGGACCCGAGAAGTCCTAGCCTCACCGACCGACTCTTTTAGGAGGCCCCGTGGCCGACCTTTCCTCCAGCGAGCGCAACTCGCTGCCCGACTCGGCGTTCGCGCTCCCCAAGACCCGGCAGTACCCGATCCACGACCGGTCGCACGCGATCAACGCGCTCGCGCGCTCCGCGGGGAAGCCCGAGGAGGCGCAGGTCAAGGCCGCCGTCCACAAGCGCTACCCGTCGCTGAAGAAAGCCGAGCGGCCCGGGTTCTCGCCTGAGGGCAACGACTTCGAGCTGCAGACGTCGATCTGGAAGGACGACAGCCAGCAGCTCGTGTACGGCGTCGTGCTCTCCCCCGGGATCATCGACAGCCAAGGCGACGTCGTCGACGAGCAGGAGATCCAGAAGGCCGCGCACGACTATCTCGTCGCCTCCCGCGCCTCCGACGTGCAGCACTCCGAGGTCACCCTCGGATTCGGCGGACGCCCAGTCGCTGACGTCGTCGAGAGCTACGTCGCCCCGCGCGACATGGACGTCCACGGCAAGAAGGTCATCAAGGGCGCATGGGTCATCGGGATGCACGTCAACGACCCCGACGTGTGGCGGCGCGTGGAGAAGGGCGAGCTCACCGGCTACTCGATCGGCGGCTCCGCGATCCGCGAGCCCATCCCCAGCTAGGAGACGAGCACCGTGCCACAGCTTCGCAACCTCGGCGTCCAGTTCGTCTCGCTCGTCGATCGAGCGGCCGTCCGGAACCCCGAGAACCCAACCGAACCTCAGCGCTTCCTCGTCTACAAGCGCGACAACCAAGGAGGCGACATGCCGACGACTGAAGAGCTGACCGCCGAGCTCCAGAAGATGGAGGACGCGCGCGACGAGATGGAGAAGGCCGCCCGCGAGGCGACCGAGAAGCTGGAGAAGGCCGAGACCGAGCGCGCCGAGCTGGCCGCCCGCGTCGAGAAGCTCGAAAAGGGCGACGAGCCTGCCGAGCCTAAGGTTGACCTCGCGAAGGCCGACCCCGCGATCCGCGCCGCCCTGGAGAAGGCCGAGTCCGACCGGCAGGCGATGGCCGAGCGCCTCGAGAAGGCCGAGAAGGCCACCGAGGAGGCCGACAAGCTCGCGAAGGCCGAGCGCGACGCGCGCGTCACACGCGAGTTCATCACCAAGGCGGAGGGGCTCAAGGGCCTCTCGCAGGAGCCGGCGAAGTTCGGGCCGGTCCTCAAGTCCGCCGCCGAGAAGCTCACCAAGGACGAGGCCGACGAGCTCGACCGGGTCCTGAAGGCCGCCGACGAGCAGATCCGCGCGTCGCTGCTGTTCAAGGAGCAGGGTCACGGCGGGCAGACACCGCCGGCGGACTCGGCGCTCGCCGAGGTGCAGCGCAAGGCCGAGGAGCTGAAGAAGGCCGACGGCACCCTCACCGACAGTCAGGCGTTCGCGAAGGCGATGGAGTCCGACAAGGCCCTCGAGCAGCGCTACCTCGACGAGGTCCGCTAACCCGCGGCCCCGCCCGACCCTTCTCCCTGAAAGGAACCTGATCCTATGTCGATCGAGCGCATCATCCTCGCGGACACCGCGGTCGCCGCGGTGGACCTGAGCGAGTCGCAGTACCTGCTGGTCACCCTGAACGGGTCCGACGAACTCGCGCTCGCCACCGCCGGCCAGTTCGCGTTTCCGCTGCAGGACAACCCCATCGCCGGCGTGTCCGGCACCTACGGCCTCGTTGGTTACAGCAAGGTCATCTATGGCGGCACGGTCGCCGCCGGTCAGCCGCTCGCCGCGAACGGCTCAGCGAAGGCGGTCCCGGCGACCGAGACGGTCACCCCGACCGGCGGGAGCTACACGGCCGGCACCGCCGGCCAGCACATGGTCGGCGTCGCGCTGTGCGCCGGAGTGTCCGGCGACATCGGCTACATGCTGATCGCCCAGGGCCTCGTCTAGGCCGCAGCACCCGGAGGCGCCGCGCGCGTCCCCATCAGTCGATTTCTCCCTAGCAGCCCGAGGCCGGAAGGCGAGGGGCGTTCCACACGAGCCTTTGAGAAAGGGGCCCCTGGATGCCCGTCACCCCGTCAGCACTTCACATCGACCACTACCTGACCAACATCTCGGTCGCGTACGCGCAAGACCAGGCGAACTTCATCGCCGGGAAGGTCTTCCCGCGCGTACCGGTGGTCAACCAGTCCGACAAGTACGCGATCTACCCGCCCGACGCGTTCTACCGCGACGAGTACAAGCCCCGGCCGCTCGGCGAGCGCCCCGGGCAGACGAGCTACAACGTTGAGCAGGGACAGTACTTCTGCGAGGAGTGGGCGCTCGAGCACAAGGTCGACGATCGCGTCCGCGCGAACGCCGACGTGCCGCTGGATCCCGACCGTGCCGCGATGCGGCTCCTCGTTGGCCAGGGC